GCTGTCGAGCTGGTCGACGGCTTCGACCAGCTTCGGCTTGGTGAGCCCGTCGGTGTCGATGCCGCGGGACCGGGCGTAGGCGACCCACTCGGGCTTGGCTGCCGTCTCGGCAGGGCGCGACGGGTCCTCGCCGACGTTTCCGGTGCCCGGTCCGTCGTCGGTACCGCCGTCGGAGTCCTTCGGTTCCTCGACGACCTCGAAGGGTGCGAGGAGCTGTCGTGCATCGTCGTCGGCTGGCTGCAGCTGGCCCTTGTCGACCTTCTTCTGCAGCTCCTTGCCGAGGGGGAGGTCGAACGCCCAGACGGCGCCTCCCTCCCCCCTCAGCCGTACCGTGCCGACCATCAGGCGACCCGCGGCAGCGCGAACGCTGTGATGGTCACACCGGTCTCGTCGTCGATGTCGAGCCAGAACCCTTCGGCGTCGGCGTCGGTCGCGACCTGCTGGAACCTGCCGGACCGGAACGGCCCGATCCAGGTGGCGGCATTGTCGGCGCACGACACCGCGAGGTCGCCCTGGCCGGCCTCGAGCGCCGGCGGGTTCGCCCCGGCCTTGACGGTGACCGTGGCGGCGTCACCGGCCGTGTCGAGCACGACCCGCAGGACGATGTCCTCGAGCGTGACACCCGGCCAGGACGCGACCGGTGCGACGACGTGACCGTTGGTCTCGTCTGCGGCGGTGCCGGCCGGGTCGGTGAGGTCGTCGTTGGCGTTGAAGGTGGACAGGGGGATGTTGGTGCGAGCCATAGGGTCCTCCTCGGATCGGCTCGGTCAGGCTGCGTGACGCAGCCGGAAGACACGGCCCGTCCGGAACAGGCTCCGGACGGGCGCCGCGGTCAGGCGGAGCGGGACGCCTGCAGGGTCGCGATGGCGTTCGGGCGGACGAGCTTGGCGCCGTAGAGGTGCAGGCCCTTCATCGCGTCCGAGAACGAGCTCTCGGGCCGGTAGGCCTCCACCTTGTTGATCTGCTCGGCGAAGCTGATCGCGCCCGGGTAGCCGGCGATCACGATGTTGTCGTCGCCGGCGTCGAGCGAGGGGGTGTTGTTGGACTTGCGGACGGAGAACCCTGCGGCTTCACCGATGATGCCGTTGCGCAGCGCCGCTCCACCGTCCGCGGACTTCTCCGCGTTGATGAAGTTGGGGTTGTTCCGCAGCTTCCCGTGGTACCAGGGCGGCAGGACAACCCAGCGGCCTTCGCTTGGGACGTCGGCCTCGTCGAGCTTCACGCCGAGTTCGACGAGCTGCTCGTAGGCGTCGGTGCCGGTGGCGATGTTGACCGTGCCGAGGGCGTTGGCTGCGATCACACCGGTGTAGAGACCAGCGATGTACCGGTCAGCCACGTCACGCAGCGCGTAGGCAGCTTCGGCCATCGCCTCCGGCATCACGTTCCCGGCCGCCTGCCGCTTGTCGACGTCGTCGACCTTGAACGCGAAGTACTTGGACTGGTCGACGAGCAGCGAACGCTGCGCGTCGGTCAGCTCCTCGGGGGTGATGACCGTGACGTTCGCCTCGTAGTCATCGACGGTGGGGCGCGAGATCGAGGTGATCTTCACGGTGTCGCCACGCTCGGCGATCTCGCCCTCGTAGTTGCGGTTCGCCACGTCGGGCGCGCCGTACACGAGGGACTTCTTGAGGCTGGTCAGCAGTTGTGCCGACCAGATCTCCGGGATGAAGTTCTTGACCGCCATGGGGGACCTCCTTGGTCGGGCGGCTAGCTACTGCCGAGCAGGTCGGTCAACTTCCCGTCGACACGGGCCTGCTCGATCTCGTCTGGGCCCATCCGCTTCAGGTCGTCGCGGGTGAGCTGGCCGGCCTTGCCCCCGTTGCGGGTGCCGCCGTCTCCGTCTCCCTCGAACCGCCTGCGTTGCGCAGCGTCGATGCCGAGGTAGGGCTCGTCCTCGAGGAGCTCGTCGAGCGCCTCGCCGATCGCCTCGACGTCCGGGTTGCCCTTCTCGTCGAGGAAGTCGTCTGCCTGGTCCGCGAGGAGCTTGCGGGCCAGGTCGGGGTTCTGGAATCTGCGGGCCGCGCGGGCCTCGACCTTGTCGAGTGCCCGGTCGCGGGCGTACTGCTGGCGGACCTCGGACTCGACCTGCTCGCGGATCTTCTTCGGGTCGGATTCACCGTCGCCCTCTTGCCCGTCGTCGCCGGATTCACGCTTCTGCGCCTTCATCCGGCGGAGCTCCTTCTCGGCGTCGCGGGCGCGCCGCTTCATCTCGCGCAACGCCTTCTCACCGGCCGGACCGAGGGGGGCGTCGCCGTCGCCGTCGCCTTCGCCTTCGCCGTCCCCATCCCCGTCGCCATCTCCCTCACCGGAACCGTCGCCGTCGCCGGCACCCTCTTCCCCGGCGCCGCCTTCGCCTTCGCCTTCGCCTTCACCTTCACCGGCTCCACCGGCAGGAACCGGATACCGCTTGCCGGTCTCCGGGTCGATGACGAACTGCTGCTGCCGTGTGCGTGCGTGACGCATTGCGCGTCTCCTTCGTATCGAGGCCGACCGTTGCGGTCGGCCAGGGACGTCAGGCCCTCGTAGGCCTGATCCGTGGCGCCCACCCGCCGAGATACCCGAACCGGCCGAGGAGGCGGATCGCGTCCTCACGGGACGAGGCATCGGCGTAGATCTGCTCGGGAGTCAGCCGCGGGACGTTGATGCGGCGGCTGCGGTCGCCCTGACGCCGGCGGCCGAACTGGACGTCCAGCTCCTGGTTCATGATCCGGGCTGACATCGCCCTCGAGGTGGTGCCCTCAAGGGTGGTCGAGATCTTGCGTCCGTAGGCTGCGGTGGTGCGCAGGCCGCGTCTGGCGTTGACGACGAGGTTCATGTTGGCGCCGTCGCGGATGGCCTGCGCGCCGGCCTGGGTGAACACCCGGTCCTGTTCGGCGGCCGGGAGGCTGTTGAAGTGGGCCTGCGGGTCGAAGGTCTCCAGCCCGCCCACATCGGCCGACTCTCCGACCGAAGGAACGTGGACGCAGTCGCAAGATGGATGCCGTTGGAACCCTTGGTTCCACCGGAACCACTTCCCTGCCAGGATCGCGCAGCGGGCACAGGACGGCGGGGTGAGCTGCCGGCGGTAGCCGCCGAGCTGGCGGGTGCCGACCATCCCGACCGACGCCGATTGGCGTCCGGCATCCTGGGCCTGGGTTGCGGCGAACATCATCAGATGCCGCCGGGTCGACTCCATCGCTTCCTGCGTGCCCTGGCCGCGGCCGATCCGGCCGACCGTCTGATGTGCCGGCAGTGCGAACAGCGTTTCGAGCGGCCGGCCGTCGGAGGCGACACCGGACAGAGCGCGCGGGTTGGCCTCACGGACGGGGAAGTCCAGACCCTGTTCGCGGACGATCGAGGCGGTGTAGGTGGAACCGGCCGTGGCGGCGGCGGCCTGCCCGACAGCGACGTCAGCGACCGCCTCAGGGAGGAGCTCGGACCACGAGTCGATGATCGCGGACGGGTCTACCTGCCGCCAGAGCCCGGCAACGCGTGCCGCCGTGCCCGCGGCGGTGGTCTGCAGCTCATCGTGGAATGACGAGGCGACCTGTTGGACGGTCACCGGTCAGCTGCGGTCGGGCCACCGCCACGTACCGGGGGCGCCGTCCGGGTCGTAGCCGATGTCGAACTCGTTGTAGCCACCACCGAGGTTCTCCTGCCGACCGTGTGGCGACTCTGACTTGAAGTCGGTGGCGGCCGCGCGGAGACCTGCCGGCCCTGGGGAGAACACCCACAGGTGGCACCGGTCATCTGCGGTGATGTCGGGGACGTGTCCTGCCTCGACGCCTGGCCGGTGCAGGTTCGCCCGGGTGACGATCACCATCGCAGGGAGGAAGTAGTTCCCGGTGCGGCTCGTGTACCAGACGATCCGGCCAGGGCTGATGTGGCTCATTCTGCTCCCTCGCTGTCGATGCCGGTGCCGCCCATGAGCGCGGCGACGTCACGCTGTGCGGCCTCCTGCAACTCTTCGTTCTTCAGACGGATGATCCGGGCCGCATCGGTCGGGGATACCCCGTACTCCTCGATCAGGTACTTGAACGGGAACCCGGCCTGCCGGAGCTTGATGATCTTGTCGGCAACCTGGGTCTCCGACCGGGACTCGGCGTCGCGCCACAGCACCTTGCCGGCCATGATCGCGTCAGCCTTGCCGCGGTCGTCCTTGGCAAGCGCCACGAGCCGGAAGATCTCCTGGATCCGCGGGCCGAGGAACATCTGCTGCTCCTCGACCTTCTTCACCAGCCCGGACTCGGCGGCGACCAGCGCCTCCGCCGACAGGTTGGCCATCTTCCCGACCAGGTAGTGCTGCGGGGTACGGGTCTGGGCGGCGACATGGCCGACCTGGACCTCGATGATGTCGGTGAACTGCTTGAGGTCGGCAGCGTCCCACTGGTCGATGCTGGTTTTCTGGCCGGTCAGCCACACGACCCGGTCCTGCCCGAACCTTTCGAGCGGCACGTCACGTTGGCCGACGACCTGGCCGTCCTCGTCCAGCACCGGGATCTTGGGCTTGTCCTGACCCATCACGACACGCTGCGGGAAGCTGGCGAAGTCTGCGGTGGTGAACAGGTAAGCCCACAGCAGGTTGATCGCATGCTGCATCGAGCCGACCCCGGCCACCTCGGACACCGCCGTGCCGTCGAGACGTGGACGGTTCGGCAACTCAACGACGGGCACCTCACCCATCGGGTTGCGCTGCGGGTTGGGTTCGTCCGGCAGCTCCCGGGGCCGCCACCGGATCGGGTCCTTGCCGGGGATCTCGAGCTCGGCGGCGTTGGTCAGCCGCTTGAACTTCCACACCTCGTCGGCGAGGTAGAGGGTGGCATGCTCGACATGCTCGTCTTCCTGCCACACCTTCAACGCGGCAGTGCGCTTGCGGTGCGACCCCGGCTCGTAGGCGACGATCACCTCGGACGGCGACTCGAACGTGACCTCCACCGGATCGTCACCCCAGACCAGG